TCAGGTTTAGATCCAAAGAAGTATCCAAAGTCTGCATCAACAGTTGCAGCAGCAGATTGGTTTAAGAAGAATAACCGTTGGGCAGATGCTCGTAATGATGATCCAACTCCAGGAGACTGGATCTATTTTGATTTCCCAGATGATGGCGTAAATCGTATTTCGCATGTTGGTCTTTGCATTAAGAATAATGGTGACGGAACAATTCAAGTTATTGAAGGAAATACATCAGGAACTGCAAAGGGAGACCAACGCAATGGTGGAATGTGTGTAGAAAAGACTCGTGCTTATGTAAAGAATAAGAAGGGCATTCTAAATGCTGTAGTTGGTTGGGGTCGTCCAGTATATGCTGGTGAAGAAGATGCTCCACTACTGTCTAAGGCTGCCCCTGTTGCAGAACCCACAAAAACTGCTGCAAAGACAACCATAAAGAAAGTAGCAGCATTTAAGCCACTTAAGAGTGGATCAAAGGGCGAGTCAGTTAAAAAGGTTCAAAAGTTTCTTGGTCTTAAAGCCGATGGAGATTTTGGTCCAGGAACTGAAAAGGCTGTAAGAGCATTTCAATCAGCAAATAAACTTAAGTCTGATGGCATCGTAGACTCTATTACCTTTAAAGCATTAAAGGGTAAGTAATATGGAGTCAACCAAAAGAACATTACTAAAAACAGCAAGTTGGGAAACATTTCACCTTGTTGGAGTTGCTGGTGTTATCTATTTATTTACTGGTGAGTGGGAGTATGCCAGTCTAGGTGCTCTTATTTATATTGGTTGGGAAGCCCTTGGATACTTTATTCATGAAAGAGTGTGGGCAAAGTTTGGGAAAGGAGTTAAGTAATGCGTATTAAAATTATTAGGTTCGTAGTTAAGGTTTTAGGTTATGAGTGGGGCGGAGACAATCTGCATGCACCAATCTGGACAGTAAAAGCAAAGAAGAAGTAATGCCAGTATACGATTATAAATGCACACAATGTTCTGTTTCCGTTGAATACAAAAGAGATTTTGGTGACAGCACAGAGCCTGTGTGCTGCAATGAAACAATGCAAAGACAATGGCAATCTCCAGGAATTTTGTTTCAAGGCTCTGGATTTTATTCCACCGATAACAGAAAGCGGTAGTATACTATGAGTACTATGATCGAACAAGAAGAGCAAGTCTGGATGCTAGATGCAACAGATAGATGTGATTCATGTGCAGCGCAGGCATATGTTAAGGTAATGGGGCGTGTAGGAGAACTTCTATTCTGTAATCATCACTACAATAAAATCATGGACAACGCTGTTGGATATGACAAAATGATGAAGTTTATGGTTGAAGTTATTGATGAACGTGCAAAACTATAATAGTATATAAGGGTGGAAAATGATTATTCAGATTATTGGGCTTCCAGGCGCTGGTAAAACAGAACTTGCAAAGTCTCTCAAGGAGCGCATTAACGCTATTCATATTAATGCAGATGAAGTGCGTGCAGGTGTTAACTCTGATCTTGGCTTTAGTGAAGCAGATAGAATTGAGCAGGCAAGGCGCATGGGAGAGATGTCACGCCTAATTGCTAAGCAAGGTGTAGCACCAGTTATTGTTGACTTTATTTGTCCAACAGAACTAACTCGTGCAGCATTTGGATACCCTGATATTCTTATTTGGGTAGATAGAATTCAAGAAAGTCGTTTTCCTAATACAGATGCAATCTGGGAACAGCCAAAGGCTGACCTTAGAATTGAGGCTGGAATGACTGTTGAAGAAGAAGTAAACTTAATTATTCAAACTTTTAAGTTGCATGATTGGTCAGCACCTACAACACTTATGCTTGGTCATTACCAGCCGTGGCATGAAGGTCACCATGCTCTTTATAAAGAAGCAGGCAAAAGGACTGAGCAGGTATTGTTAGGAGTTCGTAATACATACAACACAAGCGAGAAAGATCCACTTACTTTTGATGAAGTAAAGGGTTACATTGCTAGGGATGATTTTATGGATGGCTCTTTAGTACTAAGACTACCAAACATTACCAACATTGTTTATGGTCGTGATGTAGGATATAAGATTGAGCAAGTAGATTTGGGGGCAACTATTCATGCTATTAGCGCTACTGACAAACGTAAAGAGATGGGTATTTAATTTCTTTTTAACTAATCATTGGGCTGATAAAGAAGCCCAACTATACTTTAAGGATAAAAATGACAGTAACAAAGGCTAGATCATTTGTTAAGGCTTTAAGTTATCGCATATGGGGAACACTTTCTTCATTTGTTGTAGCATACGTTATAACAAGAAGCGCAAGCCTTTCAGGGGCTATTGCCTTTTGGGAAACGGTAGTTAAGATATTTATTTACTACGCACATGAGCGTGGTTGGAACTATATACAATGGGGGAGAAAAAATGGGTAACAATAAGCATCCTTTCAATGCTACTCAAATTAAAGACGGTAGAATTGTTAAGTTAAGAAAAGATGGTAGAATTAAGGCTGATCTTGGTCCATATTATGCCAATCATAATAAGGTAAAGCCAAAGAGAGTTGGGTAACACTATGTATGAATACTATGTTCGTAAGGTAGAGAATGTTGTTGATGGAGATACCATTGATGTTCTAATTGATCTAGGGTTTGATATCCTATTTCAATCTCGTGTAAGACTGGCTGGTATTGATACCCCAGAATCTCGCACATCAGATAAGGCTGAAAAAGTTTTGGGTCTTGAGTCAAAAGAATATTTAAAGAAATATCTTAAGGATGCAAAGTCTGTAATTATTAAAACAGAAAAGATGGACTCGTCTGAGAAGTATGGTCGTATCCTTGGGTGGGTATATGTTAATGGAGATACAGAATCTATCAATGATAAGATGATTAATGATGGATATGCTTGGGGATACATGGGAGATACCAAGGTTAAAGATTTTGAGGCATTAAAAAAGGCTAGAGCAAAGTCTGGCAAGTAATGCGACATATACTTTACTTTACTGCCGATTGGTGCAATCCCTGTAAGCGTACTAGGCCAATTGCAGAAGCCTTAGATAGGGATGGCATTATGAAGTTTCAGTTTATTGATGCTGATGATAATGGAGATCTTTGCAGGAAGTTTGAGATTAAAGCAGTTCCAACATTTATCTTAATTGAAGATGGCAAGGAACTCCGCCGTATGAATGGTGCAAAAACACAAGAGCAAATTGAGGAATTTATTAAAGATGAATAACGAAGACGCTATTATAGATGACTTAATTCTTCAAGGAGCCTTAGAGGTTGCTGGAATTGATAGTAAAACTGGAGAATTTTTATTTTCAGTTACCCCAAAACTGCAAGAGATAATGCCAGACTTATATGAAGAGCACTTAAATAGTGTTAATCAAGGGATAATGGCTCTTTGGGAAAATGGATTTGTTGATATTGATTTTAATGAAGACAATCCTATCGTTAGACTATCTTTTAAAGCACATGATGATGATGAGGTTAAAACCCTTCCAGAAGACCTTCAGTGGGCTCTAGAAGAGATCAAGCGTCATCTAATGGGGTAAACTCTGCTATAATGAGTGGGTAGACTGAAAGGCTTATTATGCTAAACATTGTTGAGGGTAATTTTGTAATGGGTAACACCAAAGAGGGTGTTGTTCATGGCATGGTTGAGCACATAATGATAGAGGGTGGAACTCTTGGTACCCCTGGATCAGAGTATGCTCTTGTTTCAATGCCACCAGATAACCCTGCCATGTCTGTAAGAATCTATGAAGAAGAAGATGGATCTTGGGAGCCAACGGCATACAGCATTGGGATGATGTATTTAGATGCAACTAAACTTGATACATTAGAAGGACATATGATGGATTCCGAAAACAACACTGATGAGTATGATAACTCAATTGGAAAAGCATATGAAGGTTGTGGATGCCCTACATGTAAAGAACTAAATGTAAACTGTGAAAACTGTCCAGTTTGTCAAAGTAATGAGATGAAATCAAACTGTTGTCCAGAACAAGTTGAAAAGCAAGCACCTTGCTGGGATGGATATGTACAGCGTGGAATGAAGCCAGGAGATAATGGTAAGCCAGTTCCCAACTGTGTTCCTGCAGCAAAAGCAGATGACTTGTTTGAAGATGATGACACGGTTGAATACGAAACAGATGTGGTTTCAAAAGCAGAAGGATATTCACCACCAGCGGGAGCAAGATCTGCTGCTCGTAAAGCAATTAAATTTAAAGAAGATGGTAAAGCAAATGGGGCAGGAACATCTGTAGGATGGACTCGTGCAGGCCAACTTGCAAGGGGAGAAACATTGTCTCTTAGTACTGTTAAAAGAATGTACTCATACTTCTCAAGACACGAAGTAGATAAGAAGGGTAAGAATTGGGCTAACCAATCTGATCCATCTAATGGATACATTATGTGGCTTGCATGGGGTGGAGACGCTGGATTTTCTTGGAGCAGAGGTATTGTCGAAAGAGAAAAGAAAAAGGCTGACACTACCTGGGTAGGAAGCGCATTTAGTTTTAGAAAGAAATAATATGCTATATATTTTAGCAGTGGCCTTGACATTAGCCATCTTTTCGTCTATAATTATTATAATAAAGAAAATTAATAAGCGTGACAATTCTTATGTGATTTATCGTCAAAGCGATATACATAAAATGTTAAAGTATTTTTTTTCTTTAGACATAGGAAATAACCCTAAATCCAGTTCACAGTTGACAAAAAGACTAGAAAAGGATATGATTAGAGTAATTGTTATGGGGTCCCAAGCATATTGGGTTTCTAATAATACATTCTATGTTGCAGATGCTTTGGATGGAGAGGTAATTACCGAAACAGCAAAGCCAGTAGATGTACAAAGTATGTCTAAGTTAGATGTAGAAAAAATGCTATCTATACTAGATAGTTTAAATAGTGGACAGGGAAACGATGATAGTAGCAGTACAGGGAACGAGTGATTTTGATGATTACAACATCTTTATTCGTGCTATGGGTGTGGCTCTATCTGGCATGCCAGAAGAAGATAAAGAGTTTGTAATATACTCTGCTGGACCTGTTAAGATTAATGCTTTTGTTTCAGAGTTTTCAAATCTATCTGAGCGTGGAATGAAAGCCAGGGGTCGTAAAATTAAGTTTTATAAAGTTGCTAATGTTTGGCTAGAAGAAAATATAAACCAAGTTAACTACTTTGCATTTCTTAGTAGACCTAAGCAACCAAATTCAAAACTTGTTGATGTTGCTGAAAAAAATAATATTGAAGTAGGAATTTTTCGTTACTAATTAAAGGAATAAAAATGATTATCAATGATTTGAATACAATGGAAAAGTTAGTAGCGTCTAATCGCTCTTTGGTTTGGGTAGGATGGGATGTTGCAGAGCGCAAGAAAACAGACATGGGCAGAACTGCTGTCAATGGTATTAGAGTTAAAGATCAATGGTATACACAAAAGGTATTCAAATTAGATCGAAACGGCTGGGATATTCCAAATAGATACAAGGTTTAAATATGAATCAGCACATTTGGAAAGACAATGCCTCATGTTCTGGATTTGAAACTAATTTATTTTTTGATAAATATGAAGATGATCCAACACTAAGGATAGCCGTAGACTCTATCTGCGCCTCATGCCCAGTAGCAAAAAAATGTTTTGCTAACGGTGTATCTGGCAAAGAGTGGGGTGTTTGGGGTGGAGTTTACATAGAGTCTGGAGAGATATCCAGAGAGTTCAATAATCATAAAAGCAAAAATGATTGGGCATACACATGGCAAATGTTAACGATGGACTAAGAAAATTAAAACTATTTCAGGTGTTTGATAGTTCTATTACACTTACAGTTAAAACTAAGTCTCCCGAAAAGTGGTTGTTAATTGATAGAGAGACTGGTCAAATCTTTCAGGGGAGTGAGAAAGGTCACTGGAATAGACTAGATCCAGTGGTAAAAGACTAATGTATACAGACTCTATGCGTAAAGCATTTCATGCAATACATCCCCCAAAAGGTTTTTCTGTTACTATTATTGACAATGATGCATTTCTTACTGTAAAATTAGATGAGAGAAAGTTTATACATATGGGACATGATGATAAGATTCAAGCCTTGCAATATGTAGTTTCTTTGAAAAAAGCATTAGAGATGGAAGGCGCAATTGTGCTTGTTACCAGAGAGGCTCTTAAATGATAAGTAATATTATTATTATATCTTTATCTACCTTGTGTCTTTCTCTTGTCATTTCATATTTTTTAATTTATAAAAAGTTAACACTGATGGCACAAGAGTATGCAACACTATACATAGATCAAATTGCTTTAGAGAAGTTTATTGAGTCTATGAATTTAGACAGCATAAGTGATCAAGAAGTGCATAAGGAAAATTTTATAAAATTTTTATCTGATTCTAGAGACTGGGCTTTTGAATACATAGAAGATGTTCAGTCTGGTTTGATTAAGTTTGTTGATGATATTAAGCCAGAAATAGAATATTTTAAAGAGTATGGTGATCTAGTATCTATGCATCCAAACTATTATTCAATGAAAAAGATTACAGAAGCGTATGATAGTTTGGTAAAGTTGCTACCAAAGGATGATTCTATTTAAATGAAGATTGTGATGTTCTGTGGCTTAGAAAGAACACAAGAAGGTATTGATAATAACTTCGATGGTCTTCTATATACCTACAACTATCACTCAATAGATCCTTTTGTATACATATCAAAACACTTTAACCTAGATTTAAAGTTAAGGTATTTTGTTGCAATAAGATCACACATAATGTCTCCTCAATATATTTTTAAAATTTTAAGATCTTTTTATCATTTAAAGGATGTAAGTGGTAATAGAATCATGATGTCATCTTTTGATAATATAGATGTCAAAAAAGAAAAGCCAGTGCCAGTTTGCATTAATTTAATTTCTGGTTCCATAGATATCGATCAACAATCATTTGGAGGAACTATAGGAAATGTTGATGATTTGTCTTCACCTATAGAAAGATCACAAAATCTAATTAAATTTATTAAAGAGTTTAATAGTGTAAACGAAAAACATTTTAAAGATTTTTTTCATTTAAATTTATATATAACAACAACAAACAAATATGTGTTTGAAGAAGCAAATAAAAAAAACAACAAAATGATAATTGAGTATGTCGATTATGCTACCAAAAAGTTTGACATAACTAATCCTGAAAATGTTATGCTTACCTTTGGACCAGTAATTAGAGATACACAAGAAGAGTTAGATAATATGGATAAAACACTTGGTGTAGGCATTAATCATAACTCCATATTCTGCACCCCACACCAGTTGATAGAAATGCTAGATAGACTAGAGCAAGAGGGAATTCAAGAAGTCCTTTTCTGGTCATTAATAGAAGAAGATCACATGAATATGCTAGAATTTGTAAAAAAATATAATGAAAATAAAAAAGGAATATAGATGATCTTTTATATTTTTACATCAGACTTTAAACTTATAAAAGAAATAGATAAATTTGGCGTTGATGGAGTATTACATACATACAATGCATATCACCCAAGTCCTTTTATAACAATACCAAAAGAATTAAAACAAACAAACATAAAGCATATGATAGCAATTAGACCTTATACAATATCTCCACAACTTCTTTCTCAGATAAGTAGAACAATTGATAAGTCTTATGAGCGTAATGTTTTACAAATAAATCTTATTTCTGGATGGATACAAGAAAACGAAAAGAATGCTGGCGGTATACTTGGTTTAGTCAATGACGATTCATCAAAAGAAGATAAAGCAAAATATCTTGTAGAATATTTAGATTCTTTAGAAAATTTAGAAATAAAAAATCTAGACTATTATGTATCAGTTACTAATGAATTTACATTTAATGCAGCAGTAAAACATAATAGCAAAATGATAATAGACTACAAACATTTTCAAGAAGACAGATATCAGATTAAAGGTAAGAAAGTTATGATAATGTTAAGTACAAATAAAGATGATGGTACTCTAAAGACGCACGAAGAACTTTTGAATAATATTAAAATTTTAGATTCTAGTGGTATTCGGGAGATTATATTTCCTGGAGGAGATCAGTTCGCACTTGATAGCACTTTAGAGTTTATAAAAAAATATAAAGGTCTGTCAGGGCAGGCTGTGGTAGAATAGATAAATGAGAGAAATTATTTTATCAATACTAACGGGTTTTGGATGCGGTGTCGTGTTCGCAGCATTCAAATTGCCAGTACCAGCACCACCAGTTTTTGCGGGAGTCGCAGGAATTATTGGTCTATGGATTGGCTTCACAGTACTAACACGAATTATATCCTAGGAGGAATAAAATGAATACAGAACAACTAAAGGCACTACTAGCGTCATATGGTCGCTCAGTGCTTGCATCAGGCCTAGCACTCTACATGGCTGGCGTAACAGATCCAAAGGATCTATGGACAGCACTCGTTGCTGCGATTGCACCAGTAGCAATCAGAGCAATCAACCCTAATGACAAGGCGTTTGGCGTATTGCCAGATGCTAAGGAAGTAGAGAAGGCTCTAAAGTCTGCTAAGGCACCTGCAAAGAAGGCCGTAGCAAAGAAGACTGCTGCAAAGAAGAAGTAAGTATTTGCTTACGGGGTCAGTCTAGCAATAGGCTGGCCCCACTTTTTATGATAGGATATATACATGGCTAATTTTGGTTCTTTGTGGATAGGTAATCCACTTAGCAAAGTTGAACAAACAGCCCTATCTTCTTTTATATTTTATGGACACTCCTTCACACTGTTTGTTTATGATATGGAGATGAAGGTCCCAACAGGAGTAGTCAAAGAAGATGCTAATAAAATCATTCCTGAGTCTGAAATTTTTAAGGTACAGAACTCATACGGACCATTTGCAGACATGTTCAGATACAGCATGATACAGAAGACTGGTCTCACATGGACAGATACAGACTCTATATGTTTAAGATATGATTGGGACTTTGGGGATTATCTTTTTGGTTTTGAAGAAGATGATAGGCTTGCTAATGGAATACTTAGGATGCCACAAGAGTCTGAATTGATTAATTTTTTAATAAAGAATTCAGTTAAGTATGATAAAAGCAAGATTGTTTGGTCAGAGATTGGC